GTACTATGGTAAAATATGAAGGGTAAAGTCCTTTATGGTCACCCGAAATTTTTTAGAAAAATGGGGTTAGGCTTTTGACCCAGATTATTTGTGCGATTGTTTATGGGTATTTGATTGTTTGAAGTTATGTTATATTTGTGGTGTGAACTTAAAATCGAAATAAAATGACAGAGGGAACAAATGATAAAATGGATGCAAAGCGATTAGCTAAGTATCAAGAGGAAGTGGCCGTAGTTACACAGATTTGTGAGTTGTACGCTACTGGTGAATATACTATTGCGAGTTGTTGTTCTAATGTAGGTTTAAGTGAGAGAGCTTTTAATAATTACGTCAATCGCAATACGGAGTGTGCGGAGCTTTATAAAAGAGCCAAGAAAGACGCTACAAACGCTTATAAGGGCGAGTTGGTAGAGAAGGCTCAAACAGCGTTAGAAAAGGCCATAGAAGGCTATTATATTGAGGAATCGGAGGTAGTTGAAAGGTTTAATAAGTTAGGTGACCCAGCTGGTCGTGTTGAGAGTAGGAAGAAGGTGTTTGTTAAGCCTAATGTAACTGCCATTATATTTGCCTTAAAGAACTGTGACCCAGTAAGTTGGAACAATGAAGGTATGCACGAAATGCAAGTTGAGGAGCAAGTGTTTAAGATAGGTGACCAGGTAATTAAATTTAGCTAATGCTATGTTAATTGAATCTTCTATAGTAAAAGGTTATGCTGTTGGTTTGATTGATGTTCACGGAGGTATATTAGAGGCTTACTCATTTGCTGAATATATTTTGATAAGGATAGAACAGAGGATATGCCTTTTTGGAATGGTAAATAAATTAATGGATGAGTATGGTTTTTATTGTAGTGTGCTTGATTATTTGGAGGCTATGATTAAGATGAATTGATATGGGTGAATTACCAAAATATATTAAGGATAGGATTAGTTTTGATACCGTTGAGCTTGAGATGTTGATTGAGAGTATTTGCAAGACATCAAATAGTTTTAAGGAGGCTGAAAGGTTTATTAATCGGATAGTTGTTGAGTATGAGTGTACTAAATCTAATAAGGGTTTAAGCGATTATGATAAAGATAATTATTATGATTGGCTTGATATTTTAAATTATTTTGAGATGCATAAATTATCTTTTAAGCGTCAATATTTTGGTTATGGTAGTATTTGAGCCTTTTCCTAAACAGCAAGAGTTTATTGAGGCTGCGTTAAGCGGCAATTATAGTTATTTGATGTATGGTGGAGCTGCTGGTGGCGGTAAGACGTATGTTAGTATGGCACTTGCTATTATGTTGGCCAAGTTTTATCCAGGCAGTAGGTCTTTTGTTGTGAGGGAGAGTTTGCCTCGTCTTAAAAAGACATCTATCAAGAGTTTTTTTAAGTTATGTCCAAAGTCTTTTGTCAAAAAGTATAATCAGCAAGACAAGTTGGTTACTTTTAGGAATGGTAGTGAATTGCAGTTTATATCAGAGAACTATCAGAATGATAAAGATTTGACGCAGTTTGATGGATTGGAAGGTAACTTTTTCTTTCTTGAAGAAGGGCAAGAGTTGCAAGAGAGGACTTTTAATAAGAGTATTTTGAGAGCTGGTAGGAATATTATAGACCCAATGCCGCCAAAACTTATTTTTATTACTTGCAATCCTTCCCAAAACTGGACAAAGAAAAGATTTCACACGCCTTTTGTTGAGGGTAGTTTGCCAGAAAAGCATTATTATATTAGGGCAACTATGAGTGATAATACTTTATTGCCAGAAGATTATATTGAGAGTTTAAAGAATCTTGATGATGTTACAAGGGCAATATTTGTTGATGGTGATTGGGATGCTGTTGATGTGGAGAGGCCGTTTGCCTATGCCTTTGATAAGGTTAAAAATGTTAGGGCAAATATTAATGTAAATTATAATGAGGACATTATACTTAGCTTTGACTTTAACGTAGACCCAATCACTTGCATTGCCTCACAACATTATGATGGCAAGATTAGGATTCTAAAAGAGTTTAGATTGCGTAATTCAGACATTTTTGCTCTTTGTGATGCAATTAAAAAGGAATATGGCAATATGCAATATATTGTTACTGGTGATGCAAGTGGTGCTAATAGGTCTGCGATGACAAAGGGCGCGATGAATTATTATATGATAATTAAGGAGGAGTTGTCTATTGGTAGGAGTGCCTTTAAAGTGCCATCTGTGAATCCATCTATTAAAAATTCACGTGTTTTGCTTAACTCTTTGCTTGATAAACATCCAGACTTTTTGATTGATGCAAAGTGTGAGTTTTTGATACAAGACTTAATGGCTGTTGAAAGTAATGAGATGGGTAATATTGATAAGGCAAAAGATGCAACTAAAACTCACTTGCTTGACTGTTTGAGGTATTATTTGTGGACTTTTCATAGTAATTTTGTTAGATATTTAAAAAATTAAATTATGCCTAAAAAATTAGAAAGATGCGTCAATGACGTAATTAAAACTGGCAAAAGCAAGGGTAGTGCCTATGCTATATGTACTGCAAGTATCAATAAATCAAACAAAAAAGGTAAAAAATAAATGCGATGAACCTATTTAATCGGAAAAAACAACAACAACAAGAGCATTTAAAGGTTGAATCAGTAGTAAAAACTGGCTCAAAAATACCGCTCGTTGAGATTTTTGTTGATTCACTTGATAGAAAGTGGTATCAATTTGAAAATCCAATGACAATTCCAGCAAAAAGAGCGATTGCTGCTGAAGTTGCAACCAAAATGCAAGAAATGAATATTACAAAAGACAATTTGCTTGAGTTAATGGCGAAAATGAAGGAACACGCCAACAAAGGCAATATTGTTGACCTATTTGCCATCTTAAACGAGATAGAATTTAGATTAAATTTTATTGCAGAGGAGGAAACACTTATAAATCTTGCGGCTTGTTATTTTGTAATAGATGGAGAGGATGAAACAGATTTTAGTGAGGTTGAAAAGAGCAGAAAGGTAAGTTATATTAAAGAGAATAAGGAGGCTTTCAATTTTTTTGTCCAAAGAGCGTTCGAACTCACAATGAATTATTCAGAATTGTCAGAAGTAGATATAAACGAGTATTTGATGATGAACGCTCAAAACACAGAAAGACTAAAGGCTTATTTGCTCAACAAGAGATTTTAAATTATATAGACGATATTAATCATATTAATCAGCTTATTTGTGATAATAAGGTGAGTGAGATGAAAGTGTTAGAATCTTTAAGTGTAGATGAGTATTATATGACTTTAAGCACTTATATTCGGATTGCAGAAGAACGGAGTGAGGCAGCTGATAAAGCAATCTCAAGTGGTGGCGATAACAACAATGTAAAAAGAACATCACTAAGAAAATAATATAATGGCGGTAAAAAATGTTACTTTTAGGGTTACTACCGATACTACACAAGCAAGAGCTGAACTGGCTAAATTAACAAATGGCCTTGAAAATATAAGAAAAAAGGCAAGTGTAAAGATTGCTGCTGATATTACTCAAGCTCAAGGTAGGATTAATAATCTAAATAGTGCGATAACCCAGCTTGGCAAAAGACAATTAAAACTTACTATTGACACAAGGGGTGTTGTAAATGATATTAGAACTATCAACAATACGCTAAGTAGGACTATAAATAGAAGTACGATTACCGTTCAAGCGCAAACTGCTCAAGCCAAAGCCAATTTACAAGCATTGGTTAACTTGATTAATCAGTTAAGAAGGCCAGTCAATGTTAATGTCAATGTAAATAGGACTACAACTAATACCACAAGAGGTGGTGGAGGCGCACCAGCACCATCACCTGGCGCAATTAATACAGTAACCCAATCTGTAAACTTTTTATCACAAGCTGTTGCCAATTCAAGTACCAACTTTATACGTCTTCGTAACGTAATTGCTCGTACTGGAACGGCTCTTGGCATTGTGGCTATTGGTGCTGCCGTTGTTTCTTTGGGCAGAGCAGCTATAAATGCAGCAAAAGACTATGAGGTTTTAAAAGTGGCGTTTACTACATTTATTGGAAACGCTACACTTGCCGAGCAAAAGATTAGAGAACTGCGTCAATTCGCTGCTGAAACACCATTCACGGTTGATGAGGTTTTTAAGGCATCAAGAACATTGCTTGGTTATGGAGTAGCAGCAAATGAACTCATACCAATTATCAAAAGATTAGGCGATATTGCTGGAGGTACTGGCGCACCACTTGAGCGTATTGCACTTGTATTTGGTCAAGTTAGAGCAGCTGGTCGTTTGTATGGACAAGATTTGTTGCAATTAATCAATGCTGGTTTTAACCCTTTACAAGAAATATCAAGAACTACTGGTAAATCATTTGCTGTCTTAAAAGATGAGATGCGTAAAGGTCTTATCACGTTTGACCAAGTAAATAAGGCGTTTATTACAGCTACAAGTGAAGGTGGTAAGTTTTTCAACCTTACAAATGCACTTGCCAATACTACTCAAGGTAGGTTGGCTCGTTTGACAGAGGAATGGAATGAGCTTTTAAGGGTTGTGGGTGAAGGATTATTACCAGCTTTTAATTCTCTTGTTAATGGTGGTAGAGCATTTATTGAGTTTTTAAGAACATTACCAAAGTTTATTAATGAAAATGCTGGTGCTATAACCGCTCTTACAGCAGCAACTATTTATTTGACTACTATGCAATTTAGATATGCTCAATTAAAGGCTATCGTTATTGCACGAACTATTGCATCTACTGTTGCCGAAAGAGCAAGTGCTGCTGTAACTGCTATTTCCAACACCGTTGGTAATATCAGAAACGCATTAACTATTGCAAATATTAGAGCATTAACACTTCAAACAGCAGCTACTGGTGTTGCAACTGCGGCCACAAGAGTAGCTACTGGTGTTCAAGCTGCATTCAATGCTGTTGTAAGAGCTAATCCATTAGGTCTTTTGTTGACTATTCTTGCAGCAGTTACTACTGCATATTTTGCATTTGGAGATTCTGTTGATGCTGCAAATGATAATTTTATTGATGCAAACGAGGCTTTCAATGAATTAAATGTAGAAGCGGCAAAAGCAACAAAGAAAGAAACGGATGCATTAAAAGAATTGATAAATACAGCAAAAGATGTTAATGTTGCTTTTAGTGAGCGTCAAGATGCTCTCAACAAAATAAACAAGGAATATGATACAACATTGCAGCTAACAAGTGATGAAACTGAAAATGTTAGAACACTTGATAGTGCTTATGTTGATTTGAAAGAATCTATTGCTGCTGCTAATAAAGAAAGAGCAGCAACAGCTATCATAGATAAATTACAACAACAAATTGCTGATGTGCAACTTGAGGTATTAAACCTTGCATCACAAGGTGGAGTTGATTTGCCAATTGAATTAATTACAGACGATGCTGAAATTCAATCTGGATTTAAAAATGCTCAAGAGTTAATTCAAAAAGAAGCTGATAAGTTAGATGTTAACGTACCTAACTTTTTTGAAAAATCACTTACTGATTTAGCGGCATTGGGTGGAGGTCTTGGTGCTGGTGCTATTGTGCAGCAAAATGTAAATGAACTTGTTATTCAAAGAGCAAATGCAGTAGAACAATTAAACATACAACTTGATAAATTAAAAGAATCATATGGTGTTTTAGGGGCAATACAACAAGAGGTAAAGCCTACTGATAAAATAGCAGCTGGAGATTTAAACACAGAAGAAGAAGATAAAAAAGCTGAAAGAGCAAGACAAAAAAGATTAGACCAGCTAAAAGATTATCAAAAAGAATTAGCCGACTTAAATGATAGAATTAGAAAAAACAATGAGGATATAAGAAAACAAGCTATTGAATTTAACTTTATTGATGCTAAAAACTTTGAGGAAGAGATTGTTAAACTCAAACAGCTTGATAGAATCAATGAAGAAACAATAAATAGAGAGATTGATAGAGAGATTGAATCTGTTAGACAGAAAGAACTAACAACGCAACAGAAAAACAAATTAATAGAACAGTTAGAAATTATAAGAGGTCAAGAGCAACAAAAGAGAGAATTTGATTTGCAACAGCGTCTTTATGAGATTGAAAGAGATGGAACACTTGCAAGACGTAAATTGGCATTGGAACTTGGTGCTTTATATGATGAATTGGCATCTGATAGATTAAGAAAAGAACTTGAAAGCCTTGATAAACTTAGAGAAGGGATTGATGAGGCAATAAGTTCAATATATGGTCAAAGTCAAAGGGAAATTAGGCCATTCAAATTTGTAGCTCAACCATTATTGGGTGATTTTGGATTTCAGTTTGAAGATATTGCTCAACCATCATTGGAGGCAGTAACTGAATTGCAAAATAGTTTTAATTCTCTTGATACTACTAAATTTATAAAGAGTATAGTTTCATTAGAAGATGAACTTGCAAGAGTAAATTCTATAATAGCAAATACTAATGAACCTATTAAAAAAACTGAGTATGTTCAGATTGCAAAAAATTTAGAATCAGAAATTGCAAATACCAGAAAAGAGTTTCAAAAAGTTTATTCTGGTTTGTATGATGATTTTGAAAATTTGTTTTCACAAGGTGTCCCACTATCTGAAATAGAGGTGGAGGCAAGAAATCAATTGATAGATGAGTTTAATTCTAAGTATGGCACTACACTTAAATATGTTAAAAATGAGAAAGACTTAAACGAAGAATTAACCGCTTCTTATGAAAAGCAATTACAAAGTATAAAAAACATTAATGAAGAAAGTAAGAAAATAAGACCTATTAGAGCTGCCAGACGAATACTTTTGAGAGGTGAAGAATCACCATTTATTCAAGAGTTGGAAATTCAACAAAAGGCTTATTTGCAATTGGTTGATGAACTTGGAAATGCAGAAGAAACCAGAATAAGAAATCAAGCAAATGCTGCTTCTGATGAAGTTAAAACACAATTAGAAGATAGAATAATAACACAAGCTGATGCTGATTTAAAATTAAAAAAGATTGATGAAGAACTCACTCGTGATTTAAAGAAAAATCAAGATGAGATTTTTAACAAAAAACAAGAAAGAATTAGGCAAGACACTAAAACGCAACAAGATTTCTATCAAGAGGGTTGGGATTTAATAGAAGAAGATAAAAAACGTAGGAATCAAGCATTGCTTGAGTTAAAAGATGCCGTTTTAGATTTTGCTAAAACATTTATTGACGCACAAATCCAACAAACAGATGCATCTATTGCTGCCCAGCAAAAACGAGTTGATGCTGCTGAAAAAATTGCTGAAAAAGGAAATGCCGCTTTATTAGAGCTTGAAAAGAAAAGATTAGATGATTTAAACAAGGAAAGAGCTAAATATGTGCGTCAACAACAATCAATTGCAGCAATAGAACTTGTAATAAATTCTGCAATAGCAATCAGTAAGGCTGCCGCTCAAGGTGGTGCTGCTGCTCCATTTACAATTGCAGCTACATTAATTGCATTAACTGCTGGTCTTGTAAAAGCAAGAGCAACAGCACAAGCTGCAATAGATGGTTTTG